AGATCCCGTACCTCCTCCCGCGTAGTAGGCGGTCCACCCCAGGTTATCGATCGCGTGGCGAAAAAGGTGGTACGCGGCTTCTGCCGGGTTGCGCGCTAGTGCTGTGTTGAACCGATAAGTCATGAGGGCGTGACTCCTGTGGGCCAGGGGTAGAGCATGCCGGAGTTGTTGACGAAGACGCGCGCGTCGTCCTCTGCGGGCCGCGAGCGGTCCGGATAATTGTGCGCGACTGTGGTCCCTCCTTGGCGCAACAACCGACTCATCCCGACACGGTAGTTGACTTCAGCGTTGCTCCAAATAGCGGTAGGCAGCGGGCCGCCGACATACCAGTACCCCGGTGCCATGATCTCCCCCGATGTTGCAGGGTCGTCGATGTCGGAGTCGTAGTTACCGTCCGCGTTGTACAGCACCATGAACCTCGCGAAGCGTCCACGTCCGTCCACCGAGTTAATCACCCCCGACGAGGGGTCCTCGGCGTCCGTATAGAACAGCACACGCGCAAGGACTTCGGACTCGATGGCTATGACGGCTTTCGGGTGTGAAGGGTGTCGTGAGGACTCGACGAGGACGTCGACGCCGTACAGCTCGATGACCTGCGACGTCTGCGTAGGGTTCGTGAACAAGATGTAGAGAGGGTAATGGCCATCTACAGGTGTGTCTGATGTGATCACGTGTTGGTAAAGCGATGTCGGGCTACCCGAGGATGCGTAAGAGCCGTTTGAGGAAACCGTACCAAAAATGAAGTGCTCATCGACCGCACCCCATGGCTGGGTCGCACTGGCAGCTGACTTTCCGCCTCCACCGTTCTCAAAGCCAGCGCTCATAGAGAAAGAGACGCGCCCAAACGGGCTCGTGCTTTTGTTCTGGAACAGAAGTTGATAAGCCCCGTTGGGTGGCGACAGCACAAACCAGGCGTCCACAGTACTCATATCCACAACTGAGTCGATGGTGTCCCCTGCTGCCTCATAAGTTGTGCCATCGCCGCTGGCGACGACTTCCCATGGTGCGGCAAGCCCCGTGAGGTACTCCTTCATGTTAAACCACGCGCGAGCTAAACGGTCGTTAGCTACTCCAATGTCATCGTTTACAAGACCTATAATTGCCATGGTTAGTTCTCGAAAGAAATTCCGCCGTTGAATACCTTGAATATGTCGTCTACTGCACCAGAAATGACAACAGCCCTAAGCTCGTATAGTCGTGCGTAGTTGTATACTTCACCGTTATTTACTCCAGGAGAAGCCACAGGAGTCAAGGTTACGTCCACAACCTCAATACTTCCTCCTGATGTAACTTCTGCTGTAGCTCGAAGAACACCTGCTCCTGAACTACCAACGGCTCCCATATCGTACAAACGAAGCTCCGCCGTAGGCGTTCCTGCGTTGATAGTAAGCATGCCCATGAGTCGAAATAGGATAGTGGAGAAAGGAAGAGTTCCGGCATTGAGGACGAGTCCGCCGACTACCGTTTCAGGATCTGCACCGGTTACCTCTGCGTTTAAAGCACCCGGTATCTGAGGCACACCAGAGTCTAGGAAAGAACTAAGTACTGCGTTTGGGCTGGGCACCCAAGCAGTCCCGTTCCATGATAAGACATCATCAGTAGAGGGAGAAGAAGCAGAAACAGGGCTTCCCTGTAGGGCAACAACAGAAGGACTAGGGTATGTCCCAGACAAATCCCCAGAGGCAGTACCCGAAGGTGCAGTAGAGACCTGAGTAGGAGTCCACTCTGACCCGTCCCATACAAGTATGTCGTTAGTGACAGGTGTTGTAGAAGATACTGCGCTTCCCTGTAGTGCATCCACGGAAGGATTAGGGTAAGTACCCGATAAATCCCCAGAAGCAGCACCAGAAGGAGCTACAGGTGCTGGTGCCCACGCCGTACCGTTCCATACAAGGGCGTCATTAGTAGAGGGAGAAGAAGACGATACAGGATTACCCTGAAGTCCATCTACAGTAGGACTAGGATATGACCCAGCTAAATCTCCAGAAGCAGTACCAGAGGGAGGACCCCCGCTTCCTCCTCCGCCCCCTCCTCCGTTATGTCCTCCTGCCTGAGAAATCTCAGCGAGCCACTCCTGAACAAACTGCTCGTTAGTTATGCCAATGGCAGCCACCACAAAACTACGAACAGACCCTTCTAACTGTACCTCTACAGTGTGGGACTTGTCAGTTGGCCGGTTCTTTACTCCGTAGTTTATGCTACGGATGGTCTTGAGATCCGCTATTTCTAGCGTACCGATACGTGTACCATTGGGCATTGTATCAAACAATGCAAGTTGTATAGGCTGCGCCATTCAGTGGGGTCCTCTGATATAGATATACCTTATTTCGAGGATTTTTTGCTCTGATTTAGGTGAGGTTTAGCTGCCAAGTAAAGGTCCCGTGCCATCATAAGCTGCCTAAAGATGTAGGGATCATCCGAGTACGTACTGTAGAGTTCGTCTTCTGTCGTGTGATCCTCTTCAATTAGAGCATCTACATAGGCAGAAACAACAGATGCAGCTTCCCTTTCTTTCCATATCCTGTTGATATACAGGACAATAGCCACCAATAAGCTACCAGCAAAAAAGAGTAGTACCTTTAGTAAGGTATAGGCACTAATCAAGGTCAGAATCGTCAATATCATTGGTGTCTTTAGACACTAAGTTAAGGAGAGATTTTCTAATTCTCCAGAACTCTCTAAAGTCTGAAAGAGATGACATAAATGCAGAAGCCGATACTAACCCGAAAATAATACCGTAAGGTAAGGACTTAGCAAGGGCAGCAGAAACAAAGACAAACAAAGATAGAAGACTTGTAGTGAAACCTAAAGCACTACATCTAAAGTGTAGAGCGGCTTCTTTATGTTTTGAATACACGACTTAAGACTCCTATGTTATAAATGGCAGAGAGTGAGGGATTCGAACCCTCGGTACCCAAAATGGGTACACTCGCTTTCCAGGCGAGCCCTTTCGACCGCTCAGGCAACTCTCTATGTGTTATCCCTTTACAGAGATGTTACGCAACTGCTTAGAAATACTTCTAAGATTTTTAGTGGCAGTTGCGTGAAAAGATAAGGACGAGTAGACCTTACTCAACAGGTCAAATATCTCAGAAAAAGTAGAAAATACTTTACGCTTTGCCCGCAGGGACTTCTTGTAGTAGGGGTCAACAATCCTAAGGGGGTCCCTTCGACCTGGGTCTAGTGGCTCCTCCGGAATCATCCCACCAACAAAGGATGACAAGCTATCTACTTTACTCTTAATACGATGAACTAGGTTTGCTGTCCTCTTGGAGGATCTGGCACTTACAGGAACGCGGGAAGCCGCAGCCTTCCTGACGTCATCCATGCAGGCATCCACCCAACTACGAGTATAAGGTCCCTTGGATAGGTGAAGGTCTACCTCTGCAAGACGACATAGCTGAATAGCCCTAAAAAGAGGGTCAACAAACTTAAGTGCAAAACCCTTTGAGTTCTGAGGGGTATCTAAAGACTTAGCTAGTGAGTCCATAACTGGACTAAGAGTAGAACACTGACCCTCTATTGTCATAATGAGGGCTTTTGCTCTAATGTGATCAGACTGAGATACAGAAGTAGGTGATTTTGTCATGTACCTATTTGTTTTTATTGGTAAAAGCCCGTTGAAACCGGGTAGTAAGATAAAATACGCAAAAAACACCTAAGGCCATAGCATTAGCAAGACCCGTAAGGAAAAGTAAGAAACCTAGAGGGTTACCGTTCCTTATAAGTGTCGATCCAGTACTAAGAAAGAAGGAAGTAGCAGCAGTAAATAGTAAAAGCTGCAACCCTACTATAAAAATGTAGTAGAATTTATACATACACAAGTACCTTGTGACTAGATAGGGTGACCCTAGAGAGGTTTGAACTCTCATTTCAGCCGTGAGAGGGCTGCGTCCTAGCCGGTTAGACGATAGGGCCAGTGGTAGCTCCACGGAGAATCGAACTCCGCTCTCCTGTGTGAAAAACAGGTATCCTAAACCGATAGACGATGGAGCCGTATCAAGTACCAGTCACAACAGCGCGAGTACTTGCTACTTTAAAGAATACAGGAAGGTCTTCCCAGGTTTCGGGCATAATATCCTGATATTCTTCCCGCTCCTTCTTAGAAGAAGCATAAACTACGATGCCAAATGGAGGAGCACCCATAGGCGAACCATAGCCAAGAGTGTTACTTTGAAGAGCCTGCTGGAAGGTGGAGCGGAAGCGCTCTACCTTATCAAGAGTTTGCTTATCCATTTACTATAAAATCCTTGGGTTGTAACTAGTGTGAACTAGTGGTAGGGCCGGTGGGACTCGAACCCACACGCCGTAGCACAGGAACCTAAATCCTGCGAGTCTGCCAATTTCTCCACGGCCCCAAAATAATAGTGATGTATGTTTACAGTGGCTCTCCTACTACAACGTAACGTAGTTCATTAACTTGAGAAGTGCAAGTACTTTCTCAGTGACCAGATCCCTTTTTCTTATACATTTCAAAGTCACTTTTTCTAAGAAGTGCATCTACAGTTGTAGCCTGTGCAGGGTAGGAAGCAGATCCGATACTTACGCTCATACAGTGTTCTTCTCCTCCTACATTAAAAGGACAACTCATAGATGAGTGAATACGTTCTCGTACAGATAAAGCGTAGTCGTCTGACACAATCCCTGAAACCAAAACTATGAATTCGTCTCCGCCATACCTACACACAAAATCTTCCGAGCGAACAGCAGCACATAAGCGATCTGCTACCTCAAATAGAAGGTCATCCCCAGCGTCGTGACCCCACTCATCATTTACGGCCTTGAACTTATTTAAGTCACAAAAGAAAATAGAAAATGGTGATTCAGATTCTATTAAAATAGACATGTGGTCAAGTAAAGCAGTCCTGTTGGCAAGTCCTGTAAGCTGGTCAAAGTAGGCCAAATGGCGAAGATTATCTTCCTTATTCTTTCGCTCCTTAAGTACTAATATTTTCTGGTATAGAATACGATACGCGTCGTAAGATTTAGGCAAGTAGCCGTGGGCGTAAGTTCTAAGCAAGCCAGTCACTAACTCCGGATCTTCTGATCCCGAGAACAGCAAAATAGCAGATTCAGGGGCTTCCTCTGCCAGTGACCTAAGTAATGGAATACTTATAGTGTCTAGAGCATGAATATCAGTTATTATTACGTCTACACATTCCTTATCAAGGAAATCCAGTGCAGATGAGAACGAGTGAACCGCTTTCAAAGAGTTACAAAGCGGTGAAAGATGCTCCCTAATTAGGAGAATGTCAGTAGGATCGTCTTCTATAAGTAGAACGTTAAGACTTCTTTCAGGCGTGGGAGGTACGCTTCTGGAACAAAGATCTAGACTTACAAGAAGGTTCTTCTTTTTCTTACGCCTATAGTCGTCAGAGGATGGCAAGTGATTTATTCTCCTATCACATATATAGGGTGCAATTATCATAAAGTAAATCACTACACAAATTAGTGGCGTTGAACTGTATTTTATAGTATCCTAATTATGTGAAGGTAATTAGAATAATAGTTTGGTCAGCGTTAGTTTCTTGCCTCTATTCTTGTGAGGTACCCCTTCCCACTCCGTACATTCACAGCCAGGAATACCTTCAAGTAGAGGGTTCTGAGTATCTACAGCACCGACACCCAGAGGATTTTCCTCTGGGTGTCTTTATTTCACTACATATGCCCACTTCCTACGTTTTTTCTTCGCTAGAAGCAGTCGATAGGTGGAATGAAGCGGTAGGGTCAGATTTCCTTGACGCTCGTGTAGCGTTTATTCCACCATCAGATGGGAACGGTATTTACATTAGCTCAGAAGACCTATCGAGAGCCAGCTGGCATGTATACATGTATGGTCATGCCCAAAATGTCACAGGAAGAAGAGGGCACATTGAGCGTTCATTTATAGCTTTAAACACACGAATACCCAAGGAGATTCAGGCAACGGTAGTGATGCACGAAATAGGACACGCACTAGGATTGGCCCACGACTCTGAGCCGGGATCTATGATGTATCCAGCTATAAATCACCTTCTATGTCAGTACTTAGAAATCAACGACGTAGAAGCAGTAAGGGGGCAACTTGAAGAAAGCGGCTATCACTTGTAGCTTACTCCTACTAGGATCGTGCCTAGCACCTAGGAGCAATGGAAACAGATACTGGAGCGAAGAAGACGCTCCCTTAGTGGTTGCCTATGATGACAACTTACCACAAGAGTACGTGGTAGGACTCCATCAGGCCATACACCAGTGGAACATGGCCATAAACCGAAGATTACTGCGTATGGAATCAGTGGAACCGGAATCTCCCCTCGTGAACGGAGTAATAAGAGTAAGCCAAGGTACTATAGAAGTAGTCCATTTGAACCGATGGGGAAGAGTAAGAAGAATAGGCCAACACACTCCCGTTTTTGTCCACAATAGCGGAAGAATGATAAGGTCTCATATCATAATAGACACACGATATTCTGGGGGCTCCATGGCCAGAAAGATATCTGTACACGAAATAGGGCACGCCCTTGGTCTTAGACATGACGAGTACGATCCTGGGTCTGTTATGTACCCTAGGATATCTGGTAATCAATTCATAAGAACTGATGACGTGGAGTACGTATTAGGGTATGTAGGACAAAGTGTGCCTCAGTATAGAGAAATAAACTTTGCAACAAGAAACATCTTTAAAAGAGAGGAAGACTAGTCCAGGTCGAACCAAGATCTGACCATGTCATGCATGTCTTCTATGTAGGAAGAAAAATAATCTGCGTAGTATAGAGAGTACAAATCTTCATCTAGAGATGTGACAACGTAAAACTCTAGAGCGCCACAGTTCATCTTAAAAAGGTTCTCTGAAGCGCCCTTCTCGTCGTAGAGGTGAGTTACCAATAAAGTACCGTCTGATTCAAACACTCAGTCTTCCTTGTCTTTGTCATCCGGAGGTATAGACTCAAAGTGATACTTTGAGCAGTTTATAACCGGGGCGTCGGGGTACTTGTCCTTTTCAGGATGAGTACAGGTTATTGTTACTTTTCCTGTTACCTGAGACACATGGACTCTTTTGTTCTTACAAGTGGCG